ATGAAAAGCATGGCGACCAATTAATCTGGCCGCCACAGTTCAACCACCACCTAAACCCACAAACCTATTTGGACGCCATCCGCCAGGCCGATGAAGAACGGCTGCAAATGGTGGCGGAACAGACAAATGCTTACGGGAAAACGCTGGATAAAAATAATAAGGGGGGCAAATAATGGTTCACACCAAAAAACCCGCCACCCTTTTCATTGCCATCAATCAGGAAAAAAATAAAGCGAAGGCTGTTCATCGCCCGCCGCTGCATCCAACTCCCGTGCCCTCATCAAATAAGAAATAAACACACGCTCCCAGGCAACGCCCGTTCCCTCATAACAAGCATCCAATTCCTGCGCCTTCTTTTCCCCAACAATACTCCGCACTTCACCCTTAATCATAATTACCACATCCGTTGAATTAAGCGGCAAGACTTAGCAAAAGGTGCGCCAACACACAAAGCACACCTCAGATTATTACCTATAGGTAATAAAACAGTGCTATTTAGTATTTAATACTAGACCTATTTTAGATTTCATCCCATTAAATGAAGCTAGAACGGGAGCCTCATGTCAAAATTCGGAACAGAACTCACTCACGCCATGGCACGCCTGAACATAACCGAAAACCAACTCGCCAAAGAAATCGATAAAAGCCAAGGGTGGATCAACCGCATCAAAAACGCCAAAACCCCACCAACACAAGCCACCCTCACCGCCATCTGCGCAGCCATTGAAAAGCACTCGCACTACCACGCCCTGCGCATCCTCATCGGCGCACTCAAAGACCAATGCACCGCCACCGGCTACGACACCCAGCACATCCTCATAAAGCCCAATAAAAAGAATCCAAAAACCTGACACCTTAAAAAGACCATGCTATAAAATACCCCTAACAACAGAAAGGGTATCCAATGAAAGCACTCATCATCATACTGATCAGCCTCGCCGCCACCACCCACGCCGCCCCCAAAATCGAAATCAAAAAGCACGGCGTAAACTTTGAAAAAAACAAATACGCATGCGCACTAGATCCATACGTAACTATTCAGAATCGGGCAAGCACCACCAAATATGATACCCGCCCACTTATTAGCATGAGCGTGCTTTTAAAACTCAAAAACACAGGAACTCTAAAAGTCATTAAACTTTATTACAACTGGGAACAAACCCAATGGGTCGAGCAAGCCAAAAGCTTCAATCCAGAGAAAGAATCAACCATGCAGCCAACTTGCGATTATAAAAAAATAAACAACGAAACCCTGCGTGCAAAGGAAGTGAATGTAACCTATTCCGATTTAGGATTTAAAGACCGGCCCAAAGTACTCGCCACAAAATCCCGCATCTACATCGGCGGACAGCTCATCGAAGAACACGAAACCAAAGATCGCACCTGCACCTGGTCCGACTGGGAGAACATCTAATGCTCAGCCTATTTGGAACTATCTTCTTTCTTGCCGGCGGATTCTTCGCATTCATCAGCATCCCCATGGCCGCGATCGGTGCATGGATCATCGCACTGCTCTGCGCTCTCGGCAGCATCGAAAACCAGCTCATCAAACAGAGAAAACTCACAGCCATCACCGTGGATCAACTCGAAGAGCTAATCGATATCCAAAAACCCATCGCCCAAGCCCATAAAAAAGACCTCCTCAAAAAAGATCCCCGCTACCAGAACCAAGCCTGAAAATTTCCCATAACGACACAATAACACCACCACCAAAGTTAACTCATTGGTAATCAACGCTCTATCCGGCCCCGTTATCCTCCACCAACTTAAAAGGCCCGATCACACGATCGGGCCTTTTTTTATGCGGTTATGCTACTTTTAAAGGGGTTTATTAATATTTACTGGGCGTTTTGTATAAGCCTGTAACTGCCCCTATCTGCCTCTATTATGCCTTTTTTATCGCCACCAAGCGCCACCAGTGCATAATAACGCCACCATTCACCACCACTATGGAGGCTTTAATAATGGCCAGAATTGCGAAGTTGAGAAAAATTGAGCGGAAAGATCGTGGCTCTTCGAAATGGGGAATTTCTGTTCCGCAACCGGGGAAACGGTCGAAGCGAATATTTTTCGAGTCGGCGGCGAAGCGGGATGCACACTTTGCTAAATTAAAGCGGGCGGTTCAATCAGAGGGGCATGGCATTCTTTCGACTTCGGCGGCGGATGTGGCGCTACTCAGCGACCTTCGGGAGATTCTGCCAGTGGGTGTGGACCCCCGGGAGGCCGCGCGGTTTTATGTTGAACAGCTATGCCCAGATTCAACGGTATCGCTGAAGGAGGCCGTGCGGGGCTTTTTAAGGAAGCAGCAGGCGGCTCGGATTTCGCAGGATCATTATAAACACCAGGAACTTGCGCTGAAGCGGCTAACGACTGGAGTAGGTGATGAGATGATGGTGGCAGCGGTGAGTCAGGATATAATTCATGAGCTTCTTTTCGGCATGCCATTTAAGGATTCAACGCTGGACGGGTATCATAAAAACTGGGGAACCTTTTTTAATTGGTGCGTGAAGCAACGGTTTTGCGCAGTGTCGCCACTGGCCACGATGGACCGGATCAGCCTGGCAGAGAGTGAGCCGGAGTTTATGCCGGCGGGTGATGTGGCTAAGTTCTTTAAGAAAGCTTTGAAATTGCATCCGGAGATTACGCCTGCTCTGGCGTTGTCGTTTTTTGCGGGGATGCGGAGCTCAGCAATCGCCCGGCTGGAGCGCGGAGACCTGGACTTTGAACAGCATGGCATCCGCCATAAGGGTGCGTCGCACAAAATGAAGCGGCGGTTTTATGTGCAGGGTTTTGAGCCGAACCTTTGGGAATGGCTGGAACCTTGGAAAAACCTGAAGACACTCCCCATCTGGCCGAGCAGTACCGCGATCAAGTGGAGGGAGGATATCTACAAAAGCGCAAAGGTTGCATTTCCCCACAACGCTGGGCGGCATTCGTTTTGCACCTATCATGTGGCGTTGCACGGGAGCGCGGATCGGACGGCTACCCTGCTGACCCACCGGGGCAGCATCTCAATGCTGTATGATCATTATCGAGGCAATGCGAAGAAGACAGAAGCGGAGGTTTATTTTAAAATTCTGCCCTGATCGATTCGTATAATTCGAAATCGGATCGGAAGTATTCCCGCACCAGCGTGCGCATCCGCTGTGAATAGATGTCGGCATGGTGGCGATGATTCGACCGATTCACCAGGCGCAGCTCTGTTTCGGTACGTAAATGCTTTTCTTTCAGCATGGCACAGAACGGTTCCAGCCGATCAAAGGGCCAGCATTCCACCGGAATGCTTCCATCCATTGCCTGAACAAAACTGCTTTGCGGACGGAACATGGCCATTTTTCGAAGCCGGACGATGTTTTCCGGCAGGGTATGGCAGAAATGCGTGAACGATCGGAAGCTGTGCAGCAGCTCCACATCGGCGGAGCCGGTGCGGTCGAACCGCTCCCGGCCATAGCAAAAGGCGGATAAAAGATGATCGTATGGATTGCGAATCAGGGCATACCCGGGCATGGATGAAAAATAATCCAATCCATACAGGCGCTGGTAGTCCCGCACCGTATCATGGGTATCTCGGAAGGCCGGATTCACCTTCCGGATCATAGCGGAAACCGCCATGCCGCCGGTTTTCGGAACATGGATGAAAACAAAATCAGAGCTTTTCCGCGTCATAATCCTTCACCGGAAAGCGTGTGCATTTCAGCCATTCAAAGGGTTCATAATTCTGCATCCAGATCATAAACGATTCCGGCTTATGCGTCGAATCCATGGTGACCACCAGGGTATCCGGAAGTTTTGCGTCGATTGAAAAATCTTTTCTATAGATTTCAGTGTCGGTCGTATCCTTAACAAACAGCGCAAAACCATCGGCCCTTCCAAGCCTTGGAAGGATGGCTTTCAAATCCAGCCGGCAGGTGAATCGATAGTTTGTGCATTTTTTCCAAACACTGGAAGCAAAGTCTGGCAGCGATAGATTCACCTTGGCTTCCGGCGCAATATAGGAATTTGAAAAGCTGATTCCGGACATATTTTCAAACTGCTCCAGAGTCCGGACGCTGCCGAGCCCGTATTCAAAGAGATTAGATCCGGTTAATAACGCTTTAACCCGCTCTTTACTCACCACATCGCGGTCATGAAAGGCTGTTTCAAAACCGTTCTGAACGGTATGGTCCCCCCAATGTTTCGAGCGCCCTTCGCGGGTATATTCATGCCACACCACATTCCGATCCGGCAGAAACATATCATATCCATGCGTCCAGGAGCGGACGGCCATACTGATTTCTTCGCCAATAAAGTACAGATCCGGATCATAGCGCACCTCTTCGCAGTATTCGCCGAAGGTGAACATGAAATGACCCGACCAAAACATATGCTTGCGCAGCCCGGCATCGGCCCGATCTTCCGGATGAAAGGTGGTGATAATGCGCAGATGATCATAATTCGGACGCATCGCCCACAGCTTACTGCAGCGTTCTTCGGTTTCAATATTAAACGAGGGAATATACCCTGTAATAATAGGTTTATCCGATTCTGCCCGCTCCAGCATATCCATCAGCGCAACATCCCATCCCTCCGCAAAGCGATGGTGCGAATCGAGCTGCAGCGTATATTCTTCCCCCTGCCAGAGTTTTTGAACCTCCGACCGCGCCCAGCAGGCGCCGCGCGAATCCTGAAAAGGAACCGCCAGAATCCGGAAACGCGGATCTTCCGTATACTCGGCCAGCGAATCCCACGCATCATCCGCGCTGAATTGGTGGCAGATCCCGAAGGACAGCCCCCAGGGATTCACCGCATTTTCCAGCGCCGATTGAATGGTCGGGACGAGTTGTGGATCCCGATAGGATGCAATCTGGATAAATATTTTTTTCATCAGGTCGGTGTTGTTGGTGGTGTTGTCGGCGGCGTGGTAGGCGGCGTCGGGCTCGGTGTTGGTGTTGGTGTAGGTGTTGGAGTTGGCGTCGGTGTTGGTGTTGGCGTGGGTGTAACATTAAACACTGTCACAGAACCGCCCGCGATATCATTCTGCTCCGCCTCAGTGCCGCCGAAAATCACACACGTTGCATTATAAGCATATGAACCATCGGACAGATTATTTTCATTAACATCTTCCGAGTTGCCCCCACTCGCATTGCCATTATCCCATGAGATATCCAGATCCTGATTACTCGTAACATCGCCAGAACTAATATCCCCCTCCGCAGCAACTGCCACAGAAAGGGCGGCATCATACGGCTCATCACCGCTTTGAGTGACTGGATTCACTGTAGCTGTAATTCCAAACGGCGGAACCGAGGCCGTCGGGAACTGATTCGAATCGAAGGATCCGAGCCCGATTAAACCGGATTTAAATTCAGTATCCGCCGTTGCAACATCTGAATTTAATTCAGTCCACCCACTGCTCAAACCGGAACCTAATGCATTAAAATCAAACCCCAGAGGCGCGGAACTTTTCACATGCACTTTGCAGGCGCCATCGAGGGCCGGAGTGAACGAAGCTTTTGCCCCGCCGGTTAAGGCCGATAATAGTACATTAATATTCGACCACCCATCCAGTATCAGCCGGGATTCTGTGGTGGCCTTACCAAACGGCGGCACTGCCGGAGAGGATGCGCCGGAATAATCATCCTCCGCATTCTGGTGAAGCTGTGCAATATTGCCGCCGGAAAAATTACTACCCGAAACATCCGCCGATTTTTCCCCATCGCCATCCTCGCCCGCCTGATCGGCCCACGAAAACACACGGCCCGACCGCAAATCTACATTCGGCATCGACCACTGCACATACTGCACCGCTTTCAGTGCCGTAATCAAATCTTCAAACAACGCCGGAACATCAAACAGATCGCCGGTCTGGCAAACGCGGGCGGAATTCGGATATTGCAAAAGGGGCTCCCCATTGGCATCCGCGTTGGTAGCATAGCGAAAACCAAAATTCCCGCCGCCATCATGCAACCCCACCGCCAGGCAAAAGTTTTCAAAATATTCAGCTGCATCCACCCAGGTATCATATGCGCGGTCCGCCCAGGAAACATACCCTGTTAAACCAGTGCTGGCAGAGGCCGATGAATTATTATAATCTGCAGCAATCACATTCCCGAAATGCAGCCCGGTGAAAAACTCCTGAAGCGCCGCAAAGGTTGAGGCTTTTCCTGCATCTTCCGAATCGGCAGTAGGCGCAACGATATTCAGAAAATCAGACCACCCCGCCGCCAGAGCACGCTCCTTCACCGCATTAGTCAGTTTAAGCGCATCGGCGGAATCCAGCCAATCGAACACGGAAAAATCCGTCTCCGGATCATACTGAAAATCCGGAGTCTGAACCACCACCGCATCATCAACCTCAAAACCGACACTGTCTATAACCTTGGCGATCATAGAAAAACTATCTCCACTTCAAATGATCCCATTCGCCCGCCAGCACCGTTTCAGCATTCACGGTTTTTTCAACCAGCTGCAGAACCATCCCCTTGGCTTTGCCATCGGAAGAAGGCAGTCCGCCCCCTCCCATCATATTGCCGTTCTGGTTGGCGGTTGCGCCGCCCATGCTCACCGCACCGGATGAGCCGCTGGCCGGTTCTTTGCGCGACCAGACCGAAGGCGAACGGTTACGGGTGGCCCGCGCCATTTCAATAATATCCTGCGGTCCGAGGTGCTGCGGCGGACCGAACTGCACCGTGGTGCTGGACCGACCAGGCACATGCGAAATCCGAACGGAATTAATGACCGCATTAATCTGATCAAACCCTGAAAAGCCATCAATGGTGTCCAGCCACTGAATCGCATCATCCCACGCTTCGGCATCATCCCAGCTTTCAGCCACTCCGCCGGGTTCCATATTACAAACCATCGAGGTGTTCGCTGTCCAGTCCGGCTCTTTGGCCACCATGGAAATGGATCCTTCATATTGAAGAAGAGAACGCTCATCCAGCAACGCATCCGCCAGACCAGTCGGGATATCTTCCGGCGGGGTATAAGAAGCCGAAGTTACCTGAGAATATTTTTTTGATTCCGCATCGGTCAGGGTAATATTCACCGCAATGGTTTCCCCATCAATGGCCGTGCCTTTATATTTTCCCGACACTTTTGCTGTAACCACCGCTTCCTCGGCCACCCGTCCGGTCCATTCCGGCACCGACCCATTTTCAAGGATGCGCGGAAGCGCACTGGTATTCGCCTGATCTGTAATTGAAATATCAGTAATATCGGACAAGCCTGGAATAAAGCGTTCAAAAAAAGTTTTACCCGGAGTGGCCGGCATCGTCGAAGTAACCACTTCCACCTCCTGCTCCGTGGAGCTGGCCTCCACGCCATACAGCTCCAGCGTTTGCCGCAGCACATTCAGACCCTCCGTATCTCCAGCGGTGTCCTGCTGTGTTTTGGTGAAAAACTCCCCATCCACATTATTTCCGATCTCATAATTAATCACCACGCCATCGAGCAGGAGATCATTGCGCGGGCTGACGGATAGGGCCTGCAATTCCGTGGCCGTGAAGGTGGCGCTGGTGGCGGAGGCGCGTTTCACAAAATTGATGATCGGCGTGCCGGTGGAATAGTCCACCGAGGTGGCGACCGAGGGCGCCCAGTTGAGCAGATGCCGGATGGCCTCAAAGCAGGTGATGTCCACAAATTCTGAATCGGGCGGAATGGTTCCAATGCCTGGATAATTTACAGAGAAAGAAAGCCCCGCATTCTGGGCATAGCCCACCACATCGCCCAGCGCCACATTCACCGTCACGCGCTGATCGTCCACATCTTTGCCGAGTTTCACGCGGCCTTTAAAATAGGTATTGTCCTCGTCTTCGTGCCAATCCTGTTCATAGATGATCCGGTTCAGATCCCAGATGATATTTTTGCAGGTATATGTGCGGGCTTCCAGTTGACCCGGCATACCAACGCGCGGATTATTGGTGCAGGTTCCGATGAATCGAATGGTGGTGTCCTGAATGAGCTGCACCGTGTCGCCATAGCCCATGACCGGGGAGGTATTCAGTGCCACCTTTTTTTCATTCAGGCGCAGCGTATCTTCGCCGAGGTTCATCAGCACCAGATCGAACTGCTGAATACCCAGGGCGTTCAGTTCGGATTCAACTCCATTAATCTTCAGTTTCCACACACTCATCGGGCACTGGCCACCTGCTGTTTAACGGTTTCCAATCCTTGAACAAGCTCGCTAATGCCGGCGGCAATTTCATCCAGCGCACTGGCCCCTTGCTTTGCAGAAGCTTTCACGGCCTCCGCCGCACTGGCATCGGGCGAGGATCCGGAAGCAGCCTTGGCTGCATTGGTCGGATCCAGAAATTCATGATATTTAGAGAAGCCGGTTCCATTGGCCACCAACCGGTTTTCGCGCTCCTGCGCCATTCGATCCCAATCAGAAAGGGGTTTTTGCGGAAGCGCATCCGCGGGATTAAAGCCGGGCTTCAATATTTCACCCAACCCCAAAGATTGCGCCGCCGCCGGAGTGGGCGTGTCACCAATGATTGCCATCACTTCATCCGAACTTTTTCCCTCCGTCGCGCCGGCGGGTGTTGGAGAAATTTTCCGCTCCGCATCACGCTTCGCCTCTTTCACCCCTTTAATAATAGCGATTTCTTCCTTCGCCGCATTTTTTAGAAACTTAATCTGTGCCTCAATAGCCGCCTGACTCTCATCCCCGATAATCCCTTGCTGTAATATATCCTGCAGTTGCTCAATTTCCCCAAGAATCGACTGCAGTTTCGGGCTATCAAACGCCAGCCCAACCGTGGCCGATCCATCATTAAGCGCCCAGGATAAATTTTCAATCTGCTCAGTGAGAAAACCAATGGCAATTCCCCATTCATCCGTCCGCATCAACTGCGCACCGAAGTTTTGCCAGGAGCTTTTTAATTTTTCCACCGCCCGGAGAGCTGTGCCATTGTTCTGATCAAACGCCAGAGCAGCAGAGCCGGCGGAGTTGTAGGCATTGGCCAGACTTGCACCAAACCCTTCCGCATTTTTGCCGGTCAGATTAAGCACCCCGTTCAGTGCCTCTGTTTCGGAAAAGAATTTTGTGATCTCAATGCCGCCGCTCTGCGCGGAAGTAACCACCTGCTGCAAAGCACCCGACAATCCATAGGTCTGAATCAGCGCATCGCCATTAGTTACACCCAACTGTTTAAACAGCAGTTTCATATCCGCCGTCGGTTTTTTAAGAGCCACCATAATGGCGCGGATCTGGGTCATAGCTTCTGCCGTTGGAGCGCCGCGCTTTGTGATGGCCGCCGCAGCCGCCGCCAGCTCTTCAAAATCAATCCCCATGGCCGCCGCTAATGGCGCCGCCTTGGAAAGAGAACTGGCCAACTGATCGAAGGTGGTTTTACCATCCTTCACCGCCGCAAAAAGAATATCCGCCGCGCGTTCCGCCGAAATTGTATCACTTCCAAACGAATTAACCACCGTGGACAAAACATCCACCGCCGTTTCTGTGGAGGATAAGCCGGCAATAGCCGCCGTGCTGGAGGTTTTCAGAAACTCCAAAAGATTTTCACGCGGAACACCGGCGGAAATGGCCTGATAAGCCGCGCGGGTGGTATCAATCAGATCCGTACCCATCAACACTGAGGCCTCCTGAATATCCTTCGTCAGCTCCTTAAAGCCGTTTTCATCCAGATTCAACAGAGAGTTTACTTCGCGGGCGGCGCGTTCAAATTCGGCAGCAGAAGTGATGATGCTTTTGGTTGCAAGAGCCGCCGAGGCCGCAATACCAACACCGGCCCCCACACCAATCAGCCGCAAACTGCGCGAGACTTTCGCCCCTTCATTGCCCAGCATGCGCATATTATTCTTTGCGGATTTAAAGGCGCGGCCTGTTTTATCTTCGGCCTCAATTGGAACATTGACTGACCCACGCTTAAACATCTTTCGCCTTTTCCTTTAGCCGGAGATACCAAACGATAAATTCAGCAGCCGGCATCCGCATCACATCTGAAACCTGAAGACCTCGATCTTCCGCCACATCGTAAATTATTCCGATGAGCCTTCCGCTTTCCCGTCCGGCGACGAAAACTCCCCCAGCAATTTTGGATCGAGGGAGTCCGCATTCAGGATCGTATTAGCAATAATCGAGATCACAAACGGGGAAGCCTTGGTGCGCATCCACCTTTTATCCGCCAATGAGAAGGCCGGTTTTCCATGCTCATCCCGCGTGTGGCGGATAATGACCTCGATTAAATAATCCGGATGCTCTTCATCCAGTTTAATCCGATCCTCCACCGTCAGCGGGTCAAAATACAGAACGCACTCGTCATCGAGATCATCCCACTGAGGAACCCGCATGTGCTGGTTCCCAAGTGCAGTGAAATGAGCAACAGCCGGTCCGCGCCACCTGGACTTCTCAATGGCCATTATGCAACCGTGCCGCGAACCAGAGCGCCTTTACCGGACACCGTCACTTCATAGGTGGTAACATCCGTTTCAGACAAGGAAACGCTCACACTCGTCACCGTGCCGGTGCCGGTGAATGTTTCATATCCAGTGGTTTCGCCGGAGAAATCAAGTTCCAGATCCACTTCCTCAGCTTCAATCAGATCAGCCTGTGGCGCATCCGATGGATCGTAATTACAAGTCAGCGAAACTTCCCAGCTTTTGATTCCGGGGAAGGTTTCCTTCCAGGTGTCACCAATGGCAGTTCCCTCGATGGTTTCCGCTGTGATATTAAGATTGAAGCTCTTCACTTCGCCGATGGCCGCAACAGTGCCGCCCGTTGTTACGGCTTTAATAATGCCGCTTTGTCCTGAATGACGTGCCATAGTTTTGTCCTCCGTTGAATGGATAGCTATTCATTCTTCTTAGGACGGAAGATTCGCACGGGTAAAAAAAAGGCAGGGTCAGGAGCGGAGCTGCGCGGTGTTAGGTTTTAAAACTTAACACCCTCAAAACATTCTGTTTCAAACAAAAGCGGACACTCAGCAACTCAGTAGCAGGCGCTGCGGATTGCAGGTATGGCGTTCCACTTCACCGCATTCTTTATGGTAAACAATGCCGACCAGATCGCGCCCGGCGCGGTAGCCATTGGATGCTTCATAGGAATCTTTGGCTTTCAGGCTTCGGAAAGCTTCCACTGTGCAGCCGCCAATTTCAATGACGCGGTGATGATGCACATGCCCGACATGCCAATAGCGGAACTTGGTGCGGCCCCAGGCTTCGGCCTGATCGCAGGTCATGACGGTATGCAGGGCAGCCGGTTTAATGATGCCATGATTCGCGCCCAGCAAAACCTGCCCGAATTCTTTAAAATGAAAGGTGGTGTATTTGGTATCCACCCACACGCGCGGCTCATTGCGATAGTGCTCATCCATCATCATGGCCAAACAGAAAGCGGTCTGATCGTCGTGATTTCCTTTCACGCAAACCAATTCCACCCGCTCATGCTTTTCAAGGCATCGATCCACACAATGCGTCAGCATCCGCAGGGCAATTTTCACCACGCGGCCCCATCGGCCATCCACATCCAGATGATGCCCGCTGCGGCGGGTCATGGCATCTTCCGTGTCGGAGTGGAACAGATCGCCCAATTCCTCAATGCGGCACACCCCGCAGGAAGGCATGGCATCCACCACTCGATCCACCGCGCGGATGGTTTGCTGTTCGCAGATATCGCAGTTGAAATCTTCCCCGGTTTCCTCGGCCCAGGCATACATGCCCAGATGCGGATCGCCAATCGGGATATTCGCCAATAAATCAGCATCAAAAAATTCAGGTCCAACAATCTCATAATCCCGCACCGGCACCTGATCCCGCAGCGCGGAGGCAAATAATTCCATCTGAGCCTCCAGATCCTGCTGCTGTTTATCTGTCCGCACCCACTCCTGCACCACCACGCCGTCTTTGGTATGGGTGGTCACTTTGCCCACGCGGCGGCCCGGGCCGGCCACACCTTCCGCCGAACAGGCCTGGATCAAACCCTTTGCCGTGGCCTTCTTTTCCAGCGCTTTCAAGGAGTGGAATACAGCGGGTTTTGATTTGCCCAATGCTTTGGCGGCCCGTGCAAAAGAACCCTGCCGGCAGTATTCGGTATAGGCATCGCGCTGCACCCCCGTTCCAAGTTCCGCAATCCGTTCGTCGAATACTTTTTCAAAGGCCATACACTCGCTCCGTTATTGTTTATCCGCCAGATCCTAAAACCTAAAACCGCACGCCCTACCGATACCGCACCGCATCGGCGCACTTAGCCACGGCGGCCACATCTTTGCCATCGTGCTCAATATCGTAGTCATCGCCAGTCGGCTGTATAAATTCCACGAGGCCGGATAAGGTTTCATCGGCCAGCACAGCGGCCTCCCGCTTTTCGCAGAGATCGTCCAGCAGGGCTTCCACCACTTCGGCATCGGCCCCCTGCACATGGATCTCGGAACTGATCTTCGCCTCCCGATCAAACACGCGCGGCGTTCCAATATGTGCCAGTTCCTTTTCCTCTTCCTCAAAATAGATGCAGATCGCGGGCATATCGCGCGGATCGATCGAGCGGCGCCGCCCCAGATAGACCTTTTCAAAGTCCGCCACCCCTTCATAAATCCCCTTCAGGGCTTCCCGTATATCTGTTCTTGTTGGCATAATTAAACCTTTCAGGTTTGGCCGAGAGCTGTCAGCCGCCAGCTACTAGCTCCCGGCTGTTCATTCACACACTCTTCAAATCCAGTTCCGTAACCCCATTACCATCCGGCTCCGGGGTGCCGACCACATAAGCCGCGCCATCCACCATCACCGAATCGCCCTCCCGGGCATTGGGAATTTCCGCCGTCTGGATTTTCACGCGCGGATTCATCGAGTCCTGCCCGGCATACCCCATGGCTGCCCGCAGATATTCATTCGACTGAATGCCGCGCACCTCGATGGTTTCTGTGTTCACCTCATCGTCGTTCCAGACTTCCAGATCGTTCCAATAGAGCGGAACCACGCAGGGAACTGTGAGCTCTTCGCATTCAAATAATTCAGCAGTAAAGGTTTCCATATCAGCGCCTCCGGCGCGGCACTAGGCACTGGGCACTAGGCACTGGGTTTTTGTTTCAGGTGGACCATTCCATTTTCACGCGCTGCACCCCCGCCGAAAAAGAAGGTGGTCCAGAGCCAGGTGAATGAGCGGATGCTGCGGCCTTCGCTTTTCAGGATGTCGGAAAGCACTTTGCTGGCCTGCCAGTTGGTGCATTTCGTTCCATCATCCCACCGGCCTGTATCGCAAAGCACATCATGCACCCACCAGCTTTGACTGTAGATGTCGGAAGCCGGCCCGCTGGCTCCATCGGATTTATAGCCTTCCGGCACGGTTACGGTTTTATTGAACCGCTCGGAGACATAAATAAACTGCTTCGGGTTCGCATACTTAATGCGCGGAACCTTCGTTTTCCGATCGGCCCGGCGAACGAGTTTATGAATCCGTCTGGAAGCCCGCGATTTCATTTTGCTTTCCGCCAATCAAGAGCGCCCTGCACCAGGGCGCCAATCGCGCCGATGCCGAAAATAAACGCCTGCGTTTTCCACTCTTCGGAAGCCGCAATGGCGGTGATGGCCGCGCCGATAATTGCGGCCTTCTTGCTCATTCCGCTGCTGGGTGCTGGAGATTGATCAGCCATTATGCACCGCCCGGCGTGAGCCCGTAATAGTCCACCGCTTCCTCCACACCCTGGAAGAATTCAGCAATGAGCGCAGCCTTTTCCATATCCGGATTCAGGTCGATCTGCTCCAGGAGCCGATCCTTTGCCCGCTTAAAAACCACCAGCACCGCTTCACGTTCTTCGGGTTCGGCCTTGGAGAACAATTCCTGCACTGCTTCGCGTAGCAGATCATCAGTAACGGTATCCAGATCATCGGTGGTTGTGGCAAAGGAATAGATCTCCGCAATAATGGCCCGATGCTCCTCCGCAATGAATGGCCGCGCCACCACATAAGCCTCCACCACTTCAAAGCCCGCTTCTGCAGGAGTGGCATCGGAAGAGCCGGCAAGGGTTGAGCAGCCGGATCCGGTAATCATTAAAGCCATCGACAGGATGGCAACGGCAAAACAGGCCGCATCAATTGCTTTCTTCTTCATGGTGTTCCTCCATTAGTTGAATAAATGGTTTTAATTACGCCCCAGATAAAGGACAGCACCGTGGCCGTGATGGCCGCATGCGCCATAGTGATCTTCGGTGCAGGCTGAGCCCGCCTGCAATCCACACACGCTTTTTCCATGGCAGCAACCTTCTGCTGCTCAATCCGGTGCGATTTTGAAAGATTCACCACATGCTCATTTAAAGTCGGCAGATCCTCCCGCTTCCCGTTCTGCAGAATTTTCTCACCATGCAGCAGCGTGTCGTGCCGATCTTTCGTGTCTGGATCTAAATCGGCCATTATGCTACCTGCTCTTTAAGTTTCCGTTTCAGACGTTGAAGCTTCCGGGCTGCTGTACCAGCTCCCGCCGTGGTGAGATATTCAACCTTCCCTGCGTCGGTATGGATGATGCACAGATCGGCTTTCAGTCCGTGGTCGTATAACCAACTCTTCATCCGTGTTTTACATTTCCCGTCATTGTCTCGATCGATCTTGTCCGGATGCTGCAGCGGGTAGGAAGCATTTACACGATGCGCCCGCTTTAATATCCGCCGATAATCCTCTGCAAAGGTGTTGATCATTCTTCAATTACCTTCCATTTAACAAACGCCACTGGTTTGTAGGATTTAAACTCGCCCGAAACCACCGTGTTTGAAAGCGCGGCCATGCACTCGATCTGGATGGTGGTAAAATTCGTCTTCGGGCCATCCAGCATCCATTGGGGCGGCGTTTCGAGAATCATCTTACCAGTCTCAGGGTCCATAGTGGCCATAAGCCACGGAAGCACCTTCACAGCGTTCGTTGTAGATCCAGATGAATCCGTAGTCACCGAATACGCTTCATTGGTGTTCACAGGGAACGGAGGGATGTCCGCGCCACGCGCAATCGTGGCCACCAAGGACCAGATCAATATGTAGAGAGAGAGTTTCATTTTACGGAGCCCAGACACTAATACCCCCGCAGGACGTGCAGGATTAAGATGGCGAGTAGGCGGGTCATGGTTTATGACCCATCCGCAAAGTTTTCAGCGTCAGCGTACCAATAGGTATCAAAGAAAAAATAGAAGGTTATTTTATCATTAACCCCTGCTGCCCACACTGAGTCCCCAGCATCCAAGTAGTTTCCATTTAGTGTAATAACATCCCCGTCATCCGGATTTATGCTCAGCGTTCCGCCCGTGACAATGAAGGTGATTGACATGCCCTCCTGTAGAGGGGGTAGGTTTATTGTAATTCCCCCGGCTGTAAAGAAGGTATACCCATAGCACTGCGCATCAGTAAGGGTGGCGTTTGCGTCAATGTATGCTGTCGGGACGGTTATTTTTTGGGATTCAAGAGCCGCGATACCTGCCTCAATGGAGGCTTCCCAGTTTCCTAGCGCCGCATAGGTTAGCGCATCGGTACACTGTGACACAGAATCCGCCGCGTTTGTTACGGAAGCAGGGATTATGGAGTTCGCAAAAACGAGTACCCCGCCGTTCGTTATACTCTGCATTGATTCGTGGTGAAGACGGCAGTTGTAAAACCCACCATCTGTAATATTAGCCCCGTTCAGCATTGTGGAAGTGTTATAAAGAAAGTTATTGTAGAAAGTGGTGTTTCTGGCCTCTATCGTTACTGGCGCACCCGAGGCGACCGACATCATATTGCTTGCATTTATTTGGCAACCCTCGAACAGTACATTTACCTCGGAACCACCCCCACCACCAAGGAAGTTGCGCAAAGGCCAATGACCATCAAAGGTGGAATTTCGCAGGACCGCTTTTTTGGTGGAGGAAGACCCTACGCTACCAGTCGCTCCCCCGCCAAAAGAGTTATCAGTAACGTCGTGAAAAAAGCAATTCTCCACCGATCCATTGAATTTAGCTCCTGTTAAATCACTCGAAGCGGTGCAGACTCCGGAATTGATGCCGATACATCCTTTAAAGATGGCGGAACAGTCTCGATTAATGTCTACATAAGAGTGATGGAAGCCGCAATTATCGAAGATGATATGCTCACCGCTGTCCGATTCAATTTCGGCCCATACAAACGAAATCCCAACGACTGTCACGCGATTGGAAATATAAATCAGTGCAGGATTGGGGGACACATTAAAATCGCCTACAATATCCGTAGTCCCGGTTTCGCCGTAAAAAATTGCCCCTGCGGCATCGGTTGACCAGCGCGAAACCGTGTTGCTGTCCTTTGATGCCGAAACAACCTGCGGCCCAGTGTTGCATATAAGATGCACATAACTGTTTGTGAGATGGAGCGGGTTGCTGGTCAGGTCGTATTGAGCTGTCGGAACTGTTATATATATTTGATTGGTGACGCTCGTTAGTCCATCGGCCTTTCGGATTGTGGCAATCAGATTAGTGGCATTTTCTTGCGGGGTATTGCCTAGCTGTACCCGCCATGGGTCATGCACCGCATATTCTGCATTGGCGCTCCCTCCGCCCCCATTCGCCGCCACATAATCCACAATCGTGTGCTGCGTGCCGTTTTCATCCAGCATGTTCGTGACGCCGTATTGCAGGGCGGCAACATCGGAAGCATCCGCCTTCGTGGCAATATCCGCCGTGTTGGTGTTGGTCTGCAAGATGACCGCGTTCATTTTTCCACGGACCCCGGACATACTCTCGCCATTATTGATCTGATTCAGCGGAGCACCCAACGCCGAGACTGCCAACAAACACCCAATCGCCAACACCATAAATCTTTTCATAAAATCACTCCGCACTTAATACCTAAAACCTAATACCTAATCACCCGTTTCATCAGAAACAACCGGCTGTTCATCCACCACACCGGCGCGGCCGATCGATACCAGGTGATCCGCCGTCTGCCGATCCACATCCTGCGGGACCGTCAGCACCGTCTTTGCCGTCACCTTTTTGCCCTTAATCAAACACCGTTTTTTAATCCGTATCTGCATTGCATTGCTCCAGATTCAAAAAAGGGGCAGACAAAACCGCCAGCCCCTTTCAGATTATTTTCCACCACGGGCTGCGCTTTTGCTGGCCGTCTTCTTTTTCGCAGGGAGGGGGGCTGCTTTATTCTTCGCAGAAACAGCTTCGGCTTTCTTCATTAGAATCAGCTCACGGCCAACCGCATCAGAAACCTCAACCACTGACCCTGCTTCAACGTGCTCCCCGGCAATCCCAACATTCTTCAGTGTTTTAATCTTCATAGAAACCTCGGAGGTGAAATTTAGGTTTTAGGATTTAAGTGGCAGGGCCTAACACCTAACCACCTAAAACTTAAAACAGACCAAGGGGGCCGAAGCCCCCGCAGGTTTACGCCGTCAGCGCATCCTTCATGGCCGCGAAGCTTTCCGCATGGCGGACGCCCACATCGGCATAGGTGTTGGCAACAATGCGCACCAGGTTATTGGTGGCCTGCGTGTACGGATCCACAACCATATCCAGTCCGCCCCACTGAGCAATGACCAGATCATTCCAGTTGCCGAAGATGATCGCAGAACAAACACCGGTGGAGGTTCCTTTATCCAGATCGCTCGGAACCTGGTTGGAAACGCCGCAGGCATATTCATTGAGCGGAGTGGCACCGCCGGCCCAGACTTTTGCAGTCTGCCCGGATTCAACAGCCGTTTTCTTCAGCTTGCCACGGGTGGCCGTGTTCACGAGATAGGCCAGATTTCCAAGATCCGCATTATCGACCGCAACCGCAGTTTCCAGATCGATGATATGATTCAAGGTCGGAGCCAGTCCATTTGTGCCGCCTGCAACAGAACCGATGCCGGTGGTGTTCAGGATGCCTTCAGGAACATTGGAAGAGCCGGCGCCGTTGATCGCGGCATAGTCGATGGCCAAAGCAATCGAGGTGGCCAGATCTTCGCGGACCATGGCTTCCACATCGGGCGTGGACTGCATAATGAGCTGCTTAGAAATGTCGGTGAACAATCCAACACGGTTCGGGCTGAATGCAACCTGACCAATGGTCTGAGTGCCTTCGGCGTTCGCATCGTTTTCACCTTCCCACGCAGCGGATCCACCGGCGGTCATTTTCGGAATCTGGAAGTTTCCAGTTAATCCAGTAAGAACACGGGCACCAAGCTGCTGAACCAGCATCTTATTGCGAAGCAGGGTGATAAATCCCTGAATTCCAGTAGCAACCACATCAGTGCCTTCAGTCGAAACTGTCAGATCACGACTCATCAGCACAGAGTGCGGAATTCCAAGACCTTCAACCTGCGTTCCATTAGCCTTACTTTCAACCATGGCCTGCTGGTGCATTTCCGCTTCCAGTCCAGTGAGAACCCCTTTGGACTGCTCACGGATCGCTTTAACAAAACTATATCCAGACAGATCTTTCCGCTCCTGCTTCGACAGAGACGCAGCGGAAGGCATCTGTACTGTGCCATTGGTGTAGCAATCGAGGATTTCACCACGGAAAGACTGCAGCGAGATTCCATCGCGGATCGCGGTTTTGGCGCGTTCGTTGATGTCGGCAATTTTGCCGGAATGAGCATCGGCTTCCGCACGGATGTCGGCCTGGCGTTTCAGGTCGGCATCATAATCATTTTTGGCTTCCGCTTTTGCTTTGCGGGACTGGGCTTCCATGATGCTTTCCAGGGAGGCGTCTTCATTCAGGCCAAGAGACTTGGCGAGGGCTTTCTGATCTTTCATAGGATCTTCCTTTATTTGAATTTTGGGTTTTTGCTCAGGAACATCGGACCGGCCAACACCAACTGATTGATCGGCGGGCGTGGATACGATGGAATTTTCCAAAGGTGCCCACTTGGTCACCCTGTAGCTTTCGAGCCCGTCCTTTTCAGAAACGAGCTGCATTTCATGGACGCGATATCCGACCGACACATTCGTGCGGATGCCGTCTTCCACATCCTGCTTAATTTCCTGAGCCAGTGCGCTTCTCCCGAAGCGAACAACAGCCGTGCCACGGCCATTCTCAAGTCTTGCAGATTCAATGACGCCGATCTGCTGGTCGTGATTATGTTGAAGCAACAGCGGCGCGTTGCCAGAGCTGATCCATTCCATATCGACCTCATCGGCTTTATGCCCGAGGATCTCCATGCCGAACCAGCGTTCGTAGGGTTCCTCAGAAGAAAAAGAGAGTTCAAAGGTTTTGGCCGCATCCGCCTTTTCGCCCACCGGCGCAACCGCGCGAATGGAACCATTAAAGACCGGCTTCTTTTCATTAAGCTGATCAATCAGGCTACGGACTTCTTCAATGCTTTTTGTTTTCATACCCCCGTTTTCGCACGGGTAAAAAAAAGGCAGGGTCAGGAGCGGAGGGTTTGGAGTTGAAAGCTATAAGCTATAAGCCTTAATCATCCGACAGCAGGGCGGTGTTCTCGCCCTCGGTAAGCTCCACCGAAACGCCCCAGCTTTCCGGAATCGGGAGGCCGAGTTTTTGATTCAGCGCAATGGCCCGGGCGAACTCTTCCGCCACGTCTTCATAATCCTGACCATTTTCCGCAGCCACACTGAAGGGCCCGCGCGACATATCGCCCAGGGCAATACTCTGCGCTTTGTGCGTTTTCATCGGGTCAATATGCCGGCGGCTCGGCGGCTGAAACTTCACCCGCTCAAACTTTGCCAGTTTGCTCATGGGCAAACGCAGGGCGCCGGAGGTGATGGCCATGGGCAGCCAGTCCACAAAATTGGGTTCTTCGAACGCATCGATCCAGAACTGCTGAAGATCCGCCCAGAAGGCAATATCGGAATGAACGCCGATCTGGCCGGCGGAATATGAAACCCCTTCAAAATCGTTTCCAAACTCCGGATAAGATACCCCGAGCCCTGCCGCCATGCTGCGGGTGATCGATTTGGTGAAATCGCCGAAATCCGCACCAGGATACCCCGGATCGAACGCTTCAAAATCAAGCCCTTCCGGAAGTTCCCAGAATTCGCCTGGCGCACAATCCGCCGGAACCCCGCCAAAACTGTCCACCGGATTTCCATCACTATCCGCGGGCGCATTATAATCTTCGTTCGGTTTAAAGAATCCCATCTTAGACGCCGCCACCCGATAACCAATGGTTACGGCAGCTTCAATCGCATCGAGCATTTTCGCCCGCTGGCCGGTGGCCATCAGATGCGTGAACCCGCGCGTTTGGCCCGGGCGTTCTGTAATAAAGATATGGTCAATCTCATCCGCCGGAACCCGCGTGTGGCCCGAGCCATAGGCCACCGATCCAACCCACTGCACCGGCGCTTCTTTCAAAAAGTAATAGGCCACCGGACGCCCCGAACCATCGAGTTCAACCCCCATCCGGATTTCATTCAAGCCGGAAGAAGCTTTTCGATT